ATTTGCTAATTTTTTAAGTTCATCTTGTAAATCTTTTACTTTGTCAGTAATAGCAGTAAATTGAAGAGATCCTGATATTCCAAATTGACCTTGTGATTCTCTAAGTAGATCTAATAATTCTCTAGCCTCTATCATTCCTTTTTTATAATTTTCTAATAGAGTTATATTTTCTTCATTAAATTTCTTTTGCAGATTTTGTGCTCTTATCTCTCCGTAATCCGTTATTTTCATCTTTCCCGCTTGCCGTAATAACAGCATACCTGGAGTATTTGCTCTAAATTGGTCAAAAGGACTTACTGCTCTTACTCTTGCTATAGCTGCATCTTGTTCTGCTTTTGCTTTTGCTTTAACTAAAGCAAGTTCTATAACAGCAGCATCAACAGATTGATTCTGTATAAGAAGATCTTTAGCTGCTATATTTCCAATCTGTTTTCTTGCATTAAATATTTCTTGAGCTAATTTGGCTGATCTATCTAATCCAGCAAATCTATCTGCTCCTCCAGCATCACTTCCAAATATCATTGCCATTGATTTAGCTATTTCACCAGAACCAAATTCTCTAAAAGCTCCTAAAACACCAAACACTTCTTCTTTTGTAATATTTAAAGATTTAGCAAGACTATTAACTTCTTTTGCAGTAATGGCAGTAGAACTACCAGTAGTACCCATTCTTGTATTTAACTCTACCAATGATTTGTTAAATTTATCAACTTTATCTACAGCAGAACCTATTGCAGTACCAAGAATTGATAAAGCAAAACCAAATTGACCACCTATAGCACCACCAGCAAGTCCACCAACTCCACCACCAATCGCTGCTGCTCCTGTTTGTCCAAACAATAAAGGAAACGCACCACCAATAACTGCACTACTAGCTGTACTTCCCATTCTTCTTCTTCTTGCTGTTTTAGCAGCTAAAGCTTCGTTTTGAGCAAGTTTTTTTGTTGCTAGTGCTTCTTTTGTTTTTATCTTTAAATTATCTTGACCTATTTTTCTTGATTGTTTTCTTTGTTTAACTTGATCTTGTAAATTTTTAACACTTCTTTTCTCCATCTTTTCTAAAGCTGCACTTAAATCTTTTCTTTCTTGAATACCTTTCTTTAATCTTTCTTCAATATTTACACTTTTATTTTTTGCTTTTATATCTCTTTCTGTCATTTCTGCTAATTTACTTCTTAAAGCAAATCTTTCTTTTATTATTTTTTCTGATCTACCCTCAATGCTTACACTTTGACCAAATAAACTTTGTCCAGCTTCTATTGATGATCTTGGTGGTAACGGAGATCTAGGAGGTAATACAGAAGAAAGAAAAACATCTGACTTAGGTGGATATGGAGATCGTATATTTGCATCTGAAACTTGTCCTGGTCCTATCGGTCTACTATGTGGAGAGTTTTTATTCGCACCTCTCATTAATTTTCTTCTTCTACGTTCTATAGAACTTGCAACAGGATCTCTGCCAACACCTGTTCCAGGCAGATTCATAGCTCCTGTACCTCTTAGCCTTTGCAAAAGTGTATTACGTTGTCGATATTCTTTATTTAATTGTTTCTCCGCTACAATTAATTGTCTTGCAGCTTTTTCTTGTAATTTAGTTCCAGAAGCTACAGCATTAAAATTTGCTTTTGCAGTTACAAGGACACTATTAACAGTATTAAAACTTCTAACTAATCCATCACCGCTTTGTTGAAATACTTTTAAAAATTTATTTAACTGCTCTACCTGCAAAGTAGTTTTCTTAAGAGCATTATTAAATTTAGTTAGCTTTTCATTTCCCTTTATTACAACACCAATATCAATATTATAATTAGCCACTTGCTATAAAAACTAAAACATTTTCTCTATATTACCTCTTTTTACCTCGTAAAGCACTACTTCTTTGTGCTTCTTGTCTTTGCTTTTCAAAATTTTCATGCTCTATTTCTGCATAAGCAGCCCAACCTATCATCTCTTCAATAGTAAGAGTCTGACATAACTCAGCTACAGTTTTATGTAATTCTTTTGCTAGAGAAAATAAAAACTGCCAATCTTTATTAGCTTTTTAAATCGGCTTTAGCCTCTGCAACCTCCTTATCAGCACCAGCACTTATCATTGCTAATTGTATTTCTTCAAGTACAGATGCCTCAATTTCTCTTCTTAAAGATGCTTTATCTCCATCTTGAAAAAGTCTTGCACCATCTTTATCTAATGATTTTTCAATCATCATCTGTAAAGCATAGTCATTTACATCGTCAGAATTGCTTTTTTTCTGTATTGCTTCTCTTTCAGCAATAGTTAATGGATGCCAATAAATAGTGAGAATAATCTCATCATCTTGTTTAACATCATGTTTGTAAAGTTGAGAAACTCCAAACTTGTTTTTGAGTAGGTCTACTGCTCTTGTCATATCAAAATTATATTACTTTACTATATTAAGCGTTAGCGGTAAATTGGCAAGATATTAAGCCAAGAAAGTGTGAAGAGTCATCTAATTCAATAGGAGCAGGGCCAACAATATCCAATACTCTTGGATCACAGCTAAAAGTATCAGTATAGTTAGAAGCATTAACAGAAGTAAGTCCATCAATAACTGCTTCGCCTAATGCAGATAAAGTTGAACTACCTTTTCCTCTGGGAACATAAATATTACATTGAATAACACCAGAATAAAAGTCCTGTGATGCTCCCTGTGTTTGTGTTGTTGCCTGTGCAAAATCAACTGACATAACAATATATTTTTTAGTTTTTCCTGGTGTTTTATAAACCATGTTGTCATAAACCATTTCAACAGTAGCGTCTACTGCTGCAACTGAATCTGTTACTGCTTTTTCAAAAGCTGCTCTTGTGTTAACTAAAGTCATGGAGTTTCGTAATCAACAAATACAGAACTAGGATCACTAAATTGACCAATACCTTTTCCTTTGAATCTAACATTATCAGATTTACCTCTAACACCAGTACCAAAAGCAGCAACACCAAGTTTTGGTCTTTCAGTAAATATTTTATCTATAAGTGGTCTTAATTTTCCTTGAACATATTGAGGTATTTGACTATTAGGAGAAGCTAAAGCTCTAGCTGCATATTGTGATCTATTACCAATGAATACTTTAGAAAAAGGTTTAAAATTAGGTATTGAATCAATAAATCTAGGTTCTACTTTTGCTTGAGGGGATCTAGCACCCCTTCTTGTCGGCTTAATATTACTCCACGGTGCAATAGATTCTCTAGGTTCATCGGGTCTGGGTCTTTGAGTACTCGCAGTCCAGCTTGAAGCAAAAAAGCCTGTATCTACAGGACTATTCTCTTCTGTAGATAAATCAGTTACTACAGCACGAACAAGAGTATTCAAATCACGTTCTAAATTTCCTTCTAAATCTGGAATAATATTATTGATAGCTCTTGCTGTAGCCATTAGAACCTCACCAATATTGTAAACAGGTAAGTCTGCCCACCTTGTCTTGTATCTATATTAACTATCTGTGCCACCCTTGTAGATCCAGCATAAGTTAATGTAATCTCATCATCAAAACTAGGTTGATTATCGTCAATTAGATCAGGTGTTATATAAACTTTTGCTTCTCTTCTTTCTCTACCATCATCTTCAGTAGATTGTACAAACTCAACAGGAGCTTTAATACTGTAAGTTGTATCACTTGTAGAGTATGCACCTGTAGCTGTGTTATAACTTCCCGATGCTTTCTTTGTATAAACAATAGAAGAATCTAAAGAAGATCCCAAATCACTTACAACCTGCTTTGCAATACCTTTTAATAGTGAATCTAGTTGTCCTGCCATTATCCTCTAACCACCCTCATTTGAAAACTTCCTGCTCCACCTAGCATATACGCACCAAGATAACTTTGTAGCCACGGGTAAACATCTAAGATATTATTAACAGATCCAGTTCCCTGACTATCAGTATTATATTTAACCTGTATATCTCCTAGCTTAACTTCACTAAAGTTTCCATCTTTACCTGTAGTTCCAGTAATAGCATCTGTATCATTTGCTAAAGCTCTAGCTAATTCATATTGTGCATATTTAATATTATTAGGAATTAATGTACAAGTTAACTCAACTCCATCTACCTGATAATTAGTTCTAGGAAATTTAAGTGCCTGACCTTCATCACATCTATCTCCATAAAATGTTAAAGTCTCGATCCATCTTGTAGCTGATATTAATGCTCTCTTCTTTTCGTCATCACTTTTATTTGTCCACGTTGAAGAATCTGGAGAAGTATCAAAATAATCATTCGAGTCTGACAGAGTGGCATAGCTGTTAGCATTAGCTCCTTTTATTGTTGCGTCTATAGTTGCTGCCACGATCTATAAAGTAATTTAGTCTTATTGTAGCGTAAAGAAAAAACCCCACCAATAATTGATGAGGTTTATGACCACT